CCTTGGCGTTTAGCCAGATCGAAGCCAGGGACTGTGAGCGCACTAAATACATCCTTTTTATAGGTTGCATCTTCGTTGTATTTGATGCCAGCAAAGTTCGCACGCCTTGCATAGTCTTCAATCTGCAAGCCGATCACAGCGGAACGAGAACGTGCGTCTTTTCTCGTGTGCTTCATCGCATTAGCTGCATTGTCCATTTCCAAAGCAAACATTCCCATTTGTGTTGCTCGTTCTCCCTGGATGACGCTATTCATCATGTTGACTTTCGAGTTACGTGCTCGCTGTCTCAGCGTGAGTTCTCCAAATGAGCGGCCTAGCTCTTGGGCTTTGTTCATTGCTAGTCGCGTTGCTGTTGTATTGCTTCCGCCACGGCCTGATGATTTGGCTCGTGTCTCTGCAGCATCGGCAACAGCAGCGATTGTGGCCATGTCAAATTTGAGATTGTCTTGTTGCATGCCTATCGTCAGCTCTTCTTGCAACGTTTGAAACTCACTTGTGCTCTTCTGCGTCAGCATTTCTGCCTGGAGGCCAGCACTTTGCACTTTGATCAAGTGTTGCCGCAATGCTTCTTGCGACTGAAGGTTTAGCTGAATGCCCTGCTGAGCTGCTTGCTGAGCTGCAACTGTGTTTTGCCGGATCGCTTCGCTGGTGTCAGTCGCAAGTTTTTGCAGTTCATATTTCATTCCATACTCTTCTTGCCATGCCCGCATCCCCTCTTCGGCAACATATTTATCCATCAACGCCTGTTCGTTAATGGCGAGATTCTCCATCGCTGCATCTATTAGCTTTCCGCTGCGCCAGTTATGGTCTGCTTCTCTCTGCCGTTCTACATATTTCATCGCCTCGGTCTTGGCTATATCCCATGACCAGTTGGCAATATCAGTGTGATAACTAATCTCCCATTCCTTTTTGGCTCTTTCATATCGAGCCTTGGCTATTTTCTTGGCCTCTTTGTTCTGAGCTTTAGCGGCATCACGTTCTGCGTTGCCCTGCGTTATTCCGCCAAATATGCCTGCAGCAGCACCGACGACAGCACCCCAAGGGAATGGCATTAGTTAAGCCTCTTAGCGCGGTTAGAGAAGGCGCCTTCCCATGATGCTCCAGTAATCACTAAGGGCAGCCAACTGTTTGATTCAACCATAACTGTGCAGTCAACATTCTTGCTACATACGGGGACTTTAAATGAACCAGTCCCTAGGAAGCCTGCCTCTGTGTCAAGAGCATTGTTTGATACGTTGAGATTGCGTGCTCTGTATTCATGCACACTGTCAATCGATCTATTCTTACGCTTCACCTTTACTGAATAATAACCTGTATTGCAATGGTGAGTCGTCCAGCGCAGCACCTGAGTTCTACCTTCTAGGTCTCCAACAATGCGCTGCTTTGCTTGATCCTTCACAGGCACATAGGCCTTAGTGAATACATATTGAAAGTCATACTCTTCCCCAAACGCGATCTTGTAGCCAGTCCAGTCGCCTTTGGTGTTGCACACAATGGTGTTTGTTTCTGAGCTTCCTAGCCACAGCCCTTCTTTGTCATTCTCAATAAATCTTGTTACGGCATGGCAGATTGCTGCTGGAACATAAGGCAGTACAAATGTTGTTCGATCTGTTGCTGCGTCGTACGTTGCAGTTACATCGTTAGTTGTTTGAAAGTCTTCGTTGCATTCGGGATAGAAAATCAACCTGTCTAGATGGGGCTGAATCTCTTCGATGTTCTCCAGCTCATCACCAGCTATGCGGCAGGTGTATGTCCCTTCTGGATAGGTCAAAATTATCCATAGCTCATTGCTCATGAACTTCACCCATTGCACATCACCAGAAAATCTCCACTTACTCCAACTGGCCTGTGCTTTGCCGACTGATCCTTGTTGTGCCTGCCATAGGTATTTATAGATATACAGCGTTTTACGATCACTAGGTGATGAAGCCACTGCATAGTCCAGTGCCTCTCCAACATCCCAATGAGTCACAAGCCCTTTGATGTATTTAGGAACATTGATCGTTGTGTCACTGCTTGCTCCTAAGTTCATCCCCATTCGCCGTTGCTGGGTGTTCACATAACTGAACTCACGAAAATGGCTATACCCAAATTCATTAGTGGCGAATAGAACCTGAGCACCTGCCAGCTTTGGCCTTACGTTCGGGTTCATCTCTAGGTTGCTCAACCTCAGCACCATTCCAGTGAGAGGTGTCAGAACGTCGGCATCAGCAGCCTTGACTTGGAACTGGCTTTGACCAGAGAAGACAAGGATTGATTCATCAATAGGCAATAACCATTCCAGTTCGCTGCTGATCTCACTGCTGGCACGTAATGCAAATGGATCAGTAGCTGTCAGTGCAACTGATGTGTCCTGGAAGAAATTGAACACATCATCTGTCTCGCTAAAGCAAATGACTTGACCACCGCAAACCACTGCACGACTGCGAAACAGAACAGCATCACGAAGCTTTGAACCTATGAAGTCTGGATTCGGTACGGTCTCCTCATCCCCAGACGTTCTCTCTCCCCACAAAGGGAATGTATAAGTGTGGCCGTTAGCTGTTCTTGTTGCTCCATCAGCAGGACCAATAAACAGAACGCCTGTTGCCGCTCTAAAAATCACTATTGGCATTGTGTTCAGATCAAGCTTGAACTTGATCCCAGGCTTCAGGGCATCACTCCATGACCCTTCGCCAATTGCTGCACCATCAAAGGTTGTGAACTTAAGCCATCGATCATCAACTGTTGTTGATGGATCGCTAGATACATTCACCACATAGTCGTCAGGTGCAAGCAGTGGCAGATCGTACAGACTTGCAACCGTGTCGGTAAATGCCCTGGCCAATGTATTACTTCTGCCATCATCAATTTTCATTGTGAAGACAGCGCCGTCAGCTCTCTTTACTTCAACGACATAAGCGCTTGATTCCGCTGTGTAATCAGCAAGAGCATTGACCTGTTCGGCAAGAGATGTAGCTACTAGTGTTGTGCTAATCGTGTTCTCATCATCAGTGGCCCTTGGTGTCTCATAGGTAGCAACTACTGTGTCATCAATCCTTAGCGTATATGTAACCTCATAAGCGACTGACTGAACGAACACCATCCCATTGTTTTCTCTGGCGGGGCTTAGCTCGTCGTCCATGACAACGAATCTCTCTCTGTTAACTAAGAAGCCAATTGGACCATTGTTGACTAGTACATAGTCTTTCCAAAGATCTGTAGTGTTATGTAGATAGCCAGTGCTATCAATCGTGATTCGATTATCAGTTGGCCCACTCATGCCAGGGCCATGAACGTCAACACTTACCGGCTGCCCGTTAAGCCATAGCTCAAGTGTGGTGGTGTCAGAATCTCCTGGATATAAGAAGGCTCCATATTGTTCACCTTCCTGGACATCCATCATGTCTAGAAAGAAGTTATCGACTGTTGTATCAGCAATCCTTGCGATGTAACGCATTGGATTCCTTTTTCCTATTCCTTCGACAGGGCTGCTCCATCCATTGATCTGCTCATCCGCTTGCCCTATGACACGAAGGTGTGAAGGTTGTTGAGATACACCCTGAATCAACGTGTCGAGGTTTCCCTGGACAGGCCCTGCCGGTGGGTTAGTGCGGCGGTTTAATTTTGATTTAGCCATTAATGAGTCCTGTAAAGGGTGCCCTCTAGTGGTGCGTAGCCAATGCCAGATCCAGCGCCTCGGTCATTACCCCATAAAAGGTTGTTGCTGCGCTGGCCTTCCTCTGATCTGATCAACATTGTCCTGGCATAATCCTCGTCTTGAGTTGTATAGGTATAGATAACGTTTGAGTTCACGTATCGATCAGAGAAGATTCGTGCTGCTCTGATCGTGATGTATTGCTGTGCTTGATGTGGCAGCTCATCCCATTCGAGTTGAGTCACTAGTTGATTCACAACAATCGGGATGTTGTCCTCGGCGAAGGCAAATGTCTTTTTGATTCGGTTATAGACCCTATTACCCCTGGCAATGTATTGATGATCAGGGTATTGGTTGGGCGAGAAATACGCTGATAGTGAGTTACTTGGTAGTGGATATTGATTACTGACATCCTTTGCCAGTTCAACATTCATGTCAGTGTTAAAGCTCCAGCCTTCTGACTGAACATCGCGAGACACTTCCTTTAACGTCTTCTGCGCTAAGGCCGAGTCACCAATCTCATTGACACTGATGTCACTGAGCTTATCTATTGGCGCTTCGCCAATGACACCTAGAAGAGTG